GACCTCATGGGCGAATACATGATTGCATCGGACAACCTTGCAGCAGACAACTTGCTCACCGCAGCAACATCGTCTGGCGTATGGGACGGCACCGTTGCTGACTTGTTGAAGTCGGTTTATGACTCAGCTGTAGACATCTCAAACGGTCGCAACTGGACACCAACCCACATGTTCGTAAGCCCAGACGTATGGGGTCAACTTGGACAACTTGCTGACACAACTGGTCGTCCAGTATTCCCATTCATCGGCGCAGGCCTCACCGGTCAGAACGCACTTGGCAACGCACAAGCATCTTCATGGAACGGCAACCCACTTGGCTTGCAGTTGGTAGTTGACAGCAACTTCGCAGCAAAGACCATGGTCATCACCCGTGTAGGTCAGGGACAAGGCGACGCCTTTGAGTTCTACGAATCAATCCGTGGCCTCATGAGCGTTGAACAGCCATCAGTCTTGGGACGCAACATGAGTTTCCATGGCTACGTATCCACGTTCGCCGCGATCTCTGGAATGATCCGCAAGATCACCCAGGCTTAGTCGAGAGCGGGCTAACCGCTCATGGCAACATACACAGTTACTAACAAGTACCTGATTGACAACTTTGCCGTACTGCAACTTCTGACCCCATCAGAGATTGCAGTCGGCAGTTCAATCACGGTTGCTTCTGTTGACGCAACATTCAATGGCACCTTTACTGTGCGCGCATTGCCACAGTATTTGTTTCTTGGTACTGACACGCAGGGCGATCTGCTTTACGACTATCAGATACCGATTGCCGATCAGGTTCTTTACGCCAAGACCGCAAGCGACGTTGAACGTGTCGCAGCTTCTGGCACCGTCACTTATGAGCCTGTTTGCACGTGGGTTACTGCCGCGCAAGTTATGACCTATTTGGGCATCACGATCACCAACCCATCTGACGATTACACGTTGCTCACGCAATCGGTTTCGGCTGGCAACCAGTTCTGTTATCGCAGGCGTCAGGAATCGGGCTATATCGACTCCCTGACGACCTCACCAGGTGGAGATGCAACATTGGGCACTTTGATGTATTGCGCCGCTCTGTGGCGCTCTAGGGGCTCAATAGAGGCAACCTACGCCACGTTTGACGGCATGGGTTCAGCACCACAGCAAAGCCTGACCCCGATCGTTAAGCAGCTCTTAGGCATTCCACGCCCAGCGGTTGCCTGATGGCTTACACCGACCTATTTAACGAAGCGATTGATGACGTCACAGCGACGCTCACCGCGGTGTCTGGTCTGCGTGTTGTAAACGACCCAACCAAACTTGTGCCTAATTGCGTGTACTTGGACGCACCAAACTTCACCACGACATTTGGCAACGGCAACATTGTGCGCCTTGAGTTCCCAATCAAAGTAATTGGCTCAGGCCCAGCAGGTTTGCCGGTGCTTCGCTCGATCTTGAGCATTGTGGCAACCGTGCTTGGCTCGTCAATTATTGTGATGGCTGGCCGTCCGTCAAGCCTTGAGATTGGTGGCGCGCTTTACCCGTGCTACGACCTTGATTGCGCCATCCAAGCCCAGACCGCATAATCCACAACTAAGCAACACAAATCATCTACTATCAGAACAGAACTTAAGGAGCAATCATGGCAACTAGCACGTATCTCTCTAACCCAGTCGTGTTGATCGGCGCAACCAGCGCAGCAACCACAGACATCACCGATCAGGTGAGCGCAGCAACATTGACTGTTACAGCAGAAGCACTCGAAGACACCGCGTTCGGCTCCACGTCGCGCACGATGACAGCAGGACTGTTCAGCAACTCACTCACCTTGACGGTCTATGCCAGTTACGCAGCGTCAGAGTCCTACGCAACATTGTCAGCCCTTATCGGCACCAAGTGCTATGTGAAAGTTTCACCAGCGTCTGGTGCTAACTCAGCAACAAACCCTGGCTTCGAATTGACTGGCACATACTTGTCAGCAATCCCTGTGATCAACGCTTCGTTGGGTGAACTAAGCACCTACGAAATTGAACTTCAGGGTGGCATTTACAGCGTTGACCTCACGTAATTAAACGGCTCCAAGCCGACATAGGAGACACATGAAAATTAAGTTGCAATTAAAGCGCACGCCCGACAGCGCACCCGAGTATTACTACACAAACCTATTTGTAGTCACCGAATGGGAACGCCTTGAGCGTCGCAGCATTCAACAGCTCTCAGCGTCACCGCTGTATTCAGATTATTGCTGTTGGATGCACACAATCTTGAAACTTAAAGGCGAACAAGTTGGCGACAACTGGCGTGAATGGATTAGCAAAAACCCTGACATCGACATTCTGCCGGTACTGGACGAGACAGACCCAAACCCTACGGACGCGGCACCTACCGCCGCCAACTAGCAGAGGTTCTCGTCGGGGTCGGTTGGTGGCCTAACGACATTCCGTTTGACGCACGCGATCTAGCGACTGTTATTAAAGTGCTTAACGAGCAGAACAAACGGAGATGATGTGAATGAAGTATCGGCAAGGATTGAGGTCGTAGGGCTAAAGGATGCTCTTAAGACGCTCAACAAGATTGACAAATCTTTGCGCCGTGAAATCACAAAGGACTACAAAAAGATTGTCCAGCCTGTTATTGACGATGCCAACGCGCTTGTTCCTACTGGCGTTCCCTTGTCTGGTATGGCGCGCAACTGGTCAACCCGATCGGGTTTTAAGATGTTGCCGTGGGTACCTGGCATGAAGCAGAAGATTGCTGCCAAGATCAACACTCGAAATATCAAGGAATACGGCGGAAACAAAAGCAATGTCGGCACGTTCTTCATTCAATGGCAGGGCGCTACTGGCACCATGTTCGACACGTCAAAAGAAGGTGCACTAGGCCGTCAACTAACTGCACGCTATGGAGAGCGTTCGCGAGTAATGTGGAAAGCGTACGTGCAACGCGAAAATGATGTCATGTCCGAGATGGGTCAATTAGTCAAGCGCGTCATGGACGAAGCAAACAGAGAGACCGCGTAATGGCAATTAACATCCCAATCATCAGCGAGTTTGACGGCAAGGGCGTATCTAAGGCCATCAAGCAATTTAAGCAACTTGAGACCACAGGTGAGAAAGCCCAGTTTGCTATCAAGAAGGCTGCCGTACCTGCAGCTGCGGCGCTTGGCGGTCTAGCCGTTGCCCTCGGCGATGCCACACGCGCAGCAATGGAAGACCAGCAAGAGCAGGCCGCGTTAGCGCTTACTTTGCAAAATGTGACTGGCGCGGGTGCTGCACAGACCGCACAGATTGAAGATCAGATCAGCGCAATGTCTCGAGCGTCTGGCATTGCTGATACCGAATATCGCAAGTCTCTTGAAGCACTTGTCCGCGGTACTAAAGATGTTGACCTTGCCATGAAAGATATGAACCTTGTTATGGACATCAGCACAGCGCTACAGATGGATAGCACGACGGTCGCCGATGCATTGGCTAAGGCTTATCAGGGCAACTTTAAGGCGCTCCGATCGTTAAGTCCAGAGATGGCAACGATGATCAAAGAGGGCGCGACACTCAACGAAGTTATGGACGTGCTAGGCGGAACCTTTGGCGGGTCTGTTGCAGCAAACGCTGAAACCGCTGCAGGTAAAATGGCGATCTTTAAAAACTCAATTGCCGAAACTAAAGAAGGAATTGGCGCGGCGTTTTTGCCTGTGCTTGAAGCGGTTATCCCGTATATGCAAAAGTTTGCAGATTGGGCACAAAACAACCCTCAAGTTTTTACTCGGATAGCAATAACTATTGGCGCGATAGCAGCTGCGGTTGTTGCGCTAAACATTGCTTTGGCAACTAATCCATTCATATTGGCAACCGCTGCGGTCATCGGATTAGCCATAGCGTTTAACAAGCTTGTGGATGCAATGAGCGCCATTAACAGAGTTGGTGGCCTTGCAGCAAAAATCGTTGGCGGACTTGCAATGCCAGTCATAGGCAACGTGGCAAACATCATTGATGGCTTGACTAACTTGATCCCTAGTGGCCCTGCAGCACCTACGCCAGCACCGCCAACTTCCCGCATCCCGCGTATGGCCGAAGGTGGAATTGTCAGCTCCCCTACTCTTGCCTTGATCGGTGAAGCAGGCCCAGAAGCCGTAGTGCCATTAGACCGCATGAATACTGGCGGGGGAGTGACCGTCAACGTGACTGGCGGACTTGCTACTAGCGCAGAGATTGGTCAAGCCGTGGTCAACGCATTGCGCGCCTACTCACGGAGTGCAGGGCCGTTGGCTCTGAACATTGCCTAATGCCAGGCGTCGCTGTTGTTGATTCAGGCAATTATGACCTGCAGATTGCTACAGGGTTCCAAGTTGACGCATTTGTTCTTGACGACGCGCTTAAAGGCGTTTTAGATAACACTTCATACGTGTTGGACGGCACGACTGAGTTCGCCAGCGTCATGGACTCGACTGTCAGCATCACAGCGAAGCGCGGCAGACGCGACATAGGCGACACGTTTAGCGCCGGCACGATGACGTTCACTATTCAAGACGTGGACGGCATCTTCAACCCGTTTGACGAAAATAGCCCGTACTACGACACGGCCGAGGCAAAGCCTGGACTAGCGCCGATGCGTCAAGTTCGCCTTATTCGATACAGCTCTACCGATGTTCCTGAATTTCTGTACTCGGGCTATGTGGTGAACTACGACTACAACTTTGCGCTAGGCGGTCTAGACACCGTGACCGTGTATTGCGCTGACCAGTTCTATTTGCTATCACAAACTTATTTGGACGAGTTCAACCCATCGGCCGAAACATCAGGTGCGCGCATAGAAACCGTGCTTGATCTGCCAGAAGTTGACTTCCCAGCCTTGGCCCGAGACATCTCAACTGGCACCGTCAACCTTGGCCATGCGTCCGCGTACACCGTGCCGGCAGGAACCAACGTGCTGCAATACATTGCCCAAATTAACGACACCGCCGAGTTTGGTCGCTTGTTTATGTCCCGTGACGGCGTGCTCACATTCCAAAACCGCATTGGCAACACGCTGTCCGCATCGGTTGCTGATTTCCATGATGACGGCACCGAATACAAATACAACGGCGTAGGCATCTCATTTGAGGCTGATGCAGTAGTTAACCGCGTGGTCGTGACAGGCTTGAATGGCAACACGGCAACAGCCACCGACGCAGGCTCGATTGCTACTTACTTCATTCAAACCAACAGCATCACGAACAGCCTGCTACACGAACAACCATCTATTGACACCGCCGCGTCTTACCTGCTCAACCCTGAACCCGAGGCACGGTACACCAGCGTAGAAACCGCATTCCTCATGCTGACAACAGCCCAGAAAGACACCCTCGCAACCCTAGAAATAGGCGACACGATTACCGTGGAAAAGACATTCCCTAGCGGTGCCGGCACGACCCAGTTGGCACAAGAGCTGTCCGTTGAAGGCATTGAGCATTATTTGGACTTCAGCACAGGCCACAGGGTGCTGTACTCGACTGCCCCAACCACAATTGTGTTTGAGTTGATATTGGATGACGCGGTGTATGGCACACTCGACGCAGAGAATGTTTTAGGATAAGGAGCACTTATGGGAGTTAACGCACAAATTGAGGTTCCAGCCTTTACCGCTGGACAGGTTCTTACAGCTGCGGAGATGACGCAGATCAATACAGGCGTACCAGTTTTTGCAACCACGGTTACTCGTGACGCCGCGTTTGGTGGTGCAGGTGAAAAGGTGCTTGCTGAAGGTCAATACGCCTATATTGAAGCAACTAACACGACCCAGTATTATGACGGCTCTGCTTGGCAAACATTAGGACAAACCCCTGGTCTTGTTTGTGTTAAAGCCGAAACACCATTTACAGCAACTACTAGCGTTACTGCTGACGGCGTTTTTACTAGCGCATAC